CTACGCCTTGCGTGTCGAGAACATCGGAAATAGCTCTTCATACGCCGACTTGTAATCTAGCTCAAGCGTGACGTGACCAGCCAAAAAGGTGTCGAAATCTGAGATATCTTTATTGTATTTTACACAGCAAATCTCCACTGAGTCTCCGGCTGGGAGTACGTAGTCAAGGTAGAAGAACTCGTGCCCCAACAACTCACAATCTGGAATTCCTTGAAACACCTTAATAATTAGAGGGGGTCCTTCCCCCTCTACAAAAATACCGCTGCGATATACCCTGGCCCCAGTAATTATCGCTGGACCAAGCCCAACGTTGCGCAACTCAAATTTGTAAATCCCTTCATCGGTGTATGAGCTATGACCCGCCAGATGTGGTCGCACACTCAGCTTATTGTGAACACGTGATAGGTGGGCCTGCCAGAAGGTAGCAGTTAGTGCAAAAAGAGATATAAGAATAGCGACCCATGGAGCTGTGTCCGCCTTTGGATCCCCAGGGAAACCTACATACTCCATCACTATAGACAACGTCCAGCCAAGGACACCAATGGCCAAGAATCCCCACAGCGCCCACGCCGTTGCTACCCTCATACTGTCGGACATCTTCATTTTCCACATGCGCACTTCACCTGGAATTCGCAGTTTGCATTGAACTCACTAGTCGATTGAGCAATATTCGATCGCGCAACATTCCCCTAGCTGTTGGACTGAAAGATCACCGATCTCAGTTCAGCGTCCGGGCTTACCTCCAACGGCTTAACTTTGATCTAAAGCGTCTGAAAAACTGAAAAACAGTTCAATTATCAAAAGTGCTTTTTAGCGAAAAATAGTACTCGTCGATTTTATCCAAATGATTCAGAGCATTTGCCTTCAGAACATTTAATGCAATATGTGAGATCCTCCGCCGCTGCTCATGATCATCACCCACACTCTCAAGCGCCTTTAAAACCTCAGGCTGCATTAACGGGGGGCCAAGGAGTTTGTCAGTCGCATTCCCCATAAAAACAAGCTGATTGGCCAGCCCCAATATTGCCTCCACCTGCTTCCCCGAAGCGAGCTCATGCATGGGGACGCCTTGAAGGGCCCTGACTAGACCAGATGTGACGTCCCTGTGGTACACACCATAGAGACTGACATTGCTTCCGGGGTCATCATCAATATCCTCGATAGCTGCGCGAATTTTGTTCGCGTACTCGCGTGCGGCCTCCGCAATAGAAAAAGTGGTCTTCTGCTTGAGCAATCCAGCATGCTCAACAGAAAGCCGCGACACTCGAAAGGCGACGACTAACGCTACGAGCGATCCTATCGCCTGCACCCACGCCGGCATTCCGTTACTGGAAATGACATCCCAAACCGAACACAAGAACTCCCGCCAATCAAAGTGCATTTATTTTCTCCACCCGCCCTTGGAAAAAAGCCTGCGATCGAAAATTGACTCGATCACAGGTCATAATAATTCAGAATAAGCCGCCCAGCGATTCTGGTTCCCAATTCATTATCACAAGTTCGCCGGTCACATCCGCCTTACCTTGGCGCTGGTTCGTGTTGCTATAGCGGATATCCAGGCACTCAAAGTGGAAACCATCGAACGCTCGGCGAATGTCTGGGTGGTCGTTGATGCTGACCATCACCCTGCCCTTACAGCGCCGCATGAAATCAGCCATGCGCTCGTATTGCTGGAACGGGAAATCCACCCCATAACCGGCAGTCTGCCAGTATGGCGGGTCCATGTAGAAGAACGTATGCGCCCGATCGTAGCGCTCGGCACAGTCGAGCCATGACAGGTGCTCGACGTAGGTACCCGCGAGACGCTGCCACGCGGCGGACAGATTCTCTTCGATGCGCAACAGGTTGATGGCCGGCCCGGTGGTCGCGGTACCGAACGTCTGCCCAGTGACCTTGCCTCCGAAGGCATGCTGTTGCAGGTAGAAGAACCGGGCGGCGCGCTGGATGTCTGTGAGTGTCTCGGGGCGCGTCATCTTCTGCCACTCGAAAATCTGCCGGGAGCTCAGCGCCCATTTGAACTGGCGCACGAACTCCTCAAGGTGGTTCTGGACAACGCGGTAGAGGATGACCAGGTCACCGTTTAGATCGTTCAGCACCTCCACCGGGGCGGGCTGGGGACGCATGAAGAACAACGCGGCACCGCCAGCGAAGACTTCGACATAGCACTCATGAGGGGGAAAGAGAGGGATCAAGCGGTCGGCCAGGCGGCGTTTGCCACCCATCCAGGGAATAATTGGTGAGGTCATAGGTATGCAAGTCTTTACTGTATGGATAAACAGGTGTTAGGCTCGCCGCGCTTTGTGCACAAGGCAGAGGCTGCGGCTGGACTTGCAGGAAGGGTCTGCGGGTTCGGCGGGCCGGGCTGGATGTTGGCGCATCTACCCGGCTCGCCTCTTTTCATTTGGTGACTTCGCGGACGTAGGCCTGGCAGGCCTGCAGTGCGATCATCCCTCGATCACCGGTGTCGGTGATGCCGATAATTCTTTGAGCATGCGCTGGGTCAAGTCGGGCGCGAACGGCTCCATGAACCACGCCTCCGGTGCCGGCGGCTTCTCGCACCCCACCGGCACAACCCGGGGCGGCAAAGGTTCCGGCGTCGACAAGGACTGACAGCCGCAAGTCAGCAGTAGCCAGCCTGTCACGCAGGCGATCTTGAGTCTGTTGTGCATCGTTCATTTCCTTCCAATGTGTTTTGCCCTGCTCCTCCAGGCGATCTTCCAGGGCTTGTCGCTGACTTTTCTGCTCTGCCAACTGCTTCAGGGCCGCAGCTGCAGCCTCCTCGCGTTCGCGACCATAGATCCGGTCCTTGTCTGCAAGCTGCTGGACATAACCTGTAGCCTGCTCAGCCAGCTGCTTTCCGTACTCGCTGGCCTGCCACACCCAGGCTCCACGCCCGCCGGCATAGAGCCCGACCGCCACGGCCAGAAGTGCGATACGCCAATTCATCGGCATTACTCCAGCACCTCGAGCGCACGCTTGTAGAGCGCCTGGCGATCCTTCAAACCATTCAGGCCACCATTGATACGGCGGGTGATCAGCTCAAACACCGAGTCATCGGCCTGCAGCACCTTGTCCGCGAGGCTATTGAGCCCCGCCCGCTGCCAGTACCAGCCGGCCGACAGCGAGGCGTAGACCGGCTGCTCGAGAAGGTCGGGGGTGTTGAGCAAGCGACTGTCACCGAACAGCGCCTCGCTGCAGGCCTCATAGTTGTCGCGGCCGGTGATCTGAATGAGCCCACGGCCACGGTACCGCTGACCATCCCCGTCAGCCGCCGGAGTGTTGCCGAGGCGCTCCGCCAGTCGCCCGGTGTCGTACTTGGCCAGGTAGGCATCGTTACCGAGCTCGCGCACATACAGCAGCTGCCCAGACTCATGGCCAACTTGTGCAAGGAACGCAGCCATACGCCGAGGAGTGATGATCGAGAACTTGCCCATTGTTGCGTTGAGGCCGGGAACAAAAACGCCGGCTTTGCGGCCGGCGTTGGGGAGGATCTGTTGCAGCTGTTGAACTGAGATAGCCATTGGTCTCTCCAGTGACGGCCATATATGGCCATTGGGGTTAGAGCTGCTCAACCTTAAGCGGCTTGTCGTCTTTCTTTTTCTTGCCAGAGGCCTTGGCCTTACCCTTCTTGCCGCCGTTGCACTCCACGGTCGTGGTCCAGCCGCTGGCCGTGAACACTTGCTCCACGCTTTCCACCAGGTACTCGCCATCGAGCCCGACCTTGAAGCCCTGGGCATTCACCGAGCACTCGGCGAACAGGTCGTGCCGGCCCGCCATCTCTAGGCGCACGCCGGCGGTGCTGCGGTTAAAAGCAGCCAGCCGCGCCTTGGCGGCCTGTCTGGCTGCAGTCTCGTTGGGGTAGATATGGCGGTCGGTGTGAACTGGGGGCAGGCCGTCTGGCGATTCTTCGTTGTCGAGATGGACCACCTTCAAAGCGCCGGTCTTCTGATCCTGGTGCTGCGTTTTCACTGCCTTCTGCGTGCTGCGGTCGCTCAGCCGGAACTGATAGCGGGACACGTCCGTCTTGTTGACAGTGATGACCTGCAGTGACTTGCCCGAAGTGCTCTTCCCACCCTGCCGGGGCATCACCAGCAGCTTGCCCTGGGCAACCTTGGCCGTGCTGTCGTACTGCCGCGCCAGGCGCGTGACGAAGTTGAAGTCCGACTCGTTGCGCTGATCGATCCGCTCGACCTTCGTCGTGACCGGGCAAACCACCTCCCAGCCGTTGCGCTTGGCAATTTCAGTGACGATCTCGGCCAGCGGCACACCCTCCCAACTGCCGCTTCGGATGGTCTTACCGCTGCCGCGCATGTCGCTGGCCTTGCCGCGAATGGTCAGCTCATCAGGCGGACCGGATAACTGCACCTCGTCCACGGTGTAGGCGCCCATGCGTTTAAGTGGCTGGCCATCGTAACCCAGCAGGACCTCCACCACCCCTCCCCGCGCTGGCAGCGCCACTACCTGGTCGCGGTCGTCAATGCGCAGCTCAAATTCGTCCGACTCCATGGCAGGCTTGTCCGAGATCCGCAGCAGCAGAAGGCGGTCATTGATCAGCGCGGTAATGTCCTTGCGGTCCGCGATGATTCGATACGTTGGTTTCATGCAGACTCCAGATACAAGAAACCCCGCACTGGGCGGGGCTTCGTTTGAGTAACACCGGGTCAGTCGAACAGCTGCAGCAGCTCGACCGCCGGCGCCGACAGGTCGGGCAGCAATATCAGCAGGCCGGCGCGGTACGGCTGTGCCTCCCTGGCTAGATCCGGGTTGGCATCGAGTACTGCCTCGACCGTGCCATTGAGATTTCCGTAATGGTGCTGACAGATCACATCGAGCAGATCCCCGTCAGACGTTCTGCAGGTCGTTGCCATAGCTCACAAACTCCAGGTTGAAGCCCTGTTTACGGGGGATGCCNTGCTGACAGATCACATCGAGCAGATCCCCGTCAGACGTTCTGCAGGTCGTTGCCATAGCTCACAAACTCCAGGTTGAAGCCCTGTTTACGGGGGATGCCACCTGCCAGCAGGTGGCTTTGCTCCTCTTCGATACTGACCAGGCACCAATCGCCCAGCACCTCGCCGTAACCCGTAACAAGCTTCAATGCCTGCAGGTTGCGACCGATGCTACGCAGCACGCTCAGTTGCTTGATGCCGCCCTTGTGGGGCGGGAAGATCGCACCCTTGAGCGTGATCTTTTCCTCACCCAACCCCACTGCCTGCTGGGCCACGCTTCGACGCAGACGCTCTTGACCAGCCCAACGGAACGACGTCTGACGACGCAGCTCGTCAAAGGCGGCCGTGCCCAGGTTGAAGTAATACGGCTGCTTTTTCGGATCGTGTGGCTGGATGATCAGCAGGTGCGGGTAAGGCGCGACCGCCTCAGGTAGCGGAGTGGCCGACCCCAACAGGCCGCCGGTAGGCAGCACGTTGGACAGCGACGGGCTAACCAACCCCGCCACCCGGCCGGCCTGAGCAGTGACCTTCGCTGCCATCTGCTTGAACGTGCCGAGCCGCTCCTGCACCTGAGTGGCGCCGGTCACTGCTCGGCTATACATCGACGCCACCTGCCCCACCTGAGACTGAGCCACGTTGATACTGCGCACGATCCGGCCAAGCTTCGCGCCGGCCTCAGGCCCCACGAACGGAATGCTTTCCAGCTCCGCCGCAGCCCCCGTGATGCTGCCGACCGCGCTATTGAGTGGGGACAGCATGCCGTCCACTCCCTTGCGCCCGGCCTCCCCCGCAGAAACTAGCCCGGACAGGGAAGACTCCAGTTGCTCCATGTAGGCCATAGGCCCTCCTTAAACATGCGGTTGGTCGAACAGTTGAGCCGAAGCCATACGCGCCGATGCTTCGCGCTGCCATGCCTCAAACAGCCGACGCAGCGGTGACTCGATTTCACGGACGACCTGCGACGGGTCTTTCACATCGCCGTGCACATCGATCCTGATGTTGGGTGAGAACGAAAACGCCTGATCCACCTTCGGCGCCGATACCCTCACAGGCGCAGCCGCTTTAGCTGGCTGAGCCAGTTCGGGCATCCGAGGTGGCACCGGTGCCAACTGGGCCACCATGTCACGCACCACTTCACCGAAACCGGCCGGCAAGGCTGCCAACTGGGGGACAGCTGGCGGTGAAACACCTTCTGCGACAGGCCTACGCTCGCGGCTGTCGATCACCACAGGCACCGGCGCCAGGCCTGCACCCGGGAATCGCACCTTGTTGGCTGTCAAAGCCGGCAACAGGTACGGGTCCTTGGACTCCGGATCGCGCGGGTCATACGACACCGCAGGCTCGGTCGGCGCCGGTGTAGCCACGGCTCGCACTGCACTCCCCAGCTTCGGTGCTTCCTGCAGCACAGGTTCAGGCACAGGGTCAGGTGGCGCCGCCGGCAGCACCAGCGGCGCACCAGGGAAGCGCACCTTGTTGGCCGTCAACGCCGGCAACAGGTACGGATCCTTGGACTCGGGGTCGCGCGGGTCATACGACACCGCAGGCTCGGTCGGCGCCGGTGTAGCCACGGCTCGCACTGCGCTCCCCAACTTCGGTGCTTCCTGCAGCACAGGTTCAGGCACAGGGTCAGGTTGCGCCGGCGGCCGCACCAGCGGCGCACCTGGGAAGCGCACCTTGTTTGCCGTCAATGCCGGTACCAGGTACGGGTCCTTGGACGCCGGGTCGAGCGGGTCATACGACACTTCAGGCTCAGCCGGGGTCGGAGTGGCCACGGTTTTTACCGTGTCGCCCAACCTCGGCAGTTCCTGCTGCGCCGGTGCCGGTTCAGGTTCGACTGCTGGCTCAGGCTGCACCGGAGCCGAAACGGCCACGGCTCGCACCGTCTTACCCAGTTTCGCTGGCGGCTCCTGCACGATCGGTACGGCTTCGGTTTGAGGCGCCGGTTGCGTCGGCGGCCGTACAAGCGGCGCACCAGGGAAACGCACCTTGCTGGCCGTCAGCGCGGGCACCAGGTACGGATCTTTGGACGCTGGGTCGAGCGGGTCATACGACACTTCAGGCTCAGCCGGGGTCGGGGTGGCTACGGCTCGCACCGTGTCGCCAAACCTCGGCAGCTCCTGCAGCGCCGGCGTCGGTTCGAGCTCGGTAACTGGCGCAGGTTGTGCTGGAGCCGAAACGGTCACGGCCCGCAACGTATTACCCAACTTCGCCGGCGGTTCCTGCTCGATCGGCTCGGCCTCAGGTTGAGGTTCGGGCTGCACCGGTGGCCGCACCAGCGGCGCACCTGGGAAACGGACCTTGTTGGCCGTCAGCGCGGGCACCAGGTACGGATCTGTAGACGCCGGGTCGAGCGGGTCATAGGACACCTCAGGCTCGGCTGGCACCGAGGCTGGCACATTGCGCACCGTGTTACCTAGTGCCGGTACCGGCGCCGCCGGCACTGACTGGGTGGCAGGCTCACGGTTGTCGATCACTATCGGCGCTACGACAGCAGCCTTTGCCGCTGCTGGTAACGGGGCCGAGGTATCAACTTTGGGAGTTGGCTTGTCCTTCTGTGCCGGCGTCAGGGTTACACGTACCGCCTCCCCCGGCGCTGGCGGACTTTCCGACTTCGCCATGGCCTCGGGCTCGGGTTGTTCATCACCAAACCAGCGCTTGCCCAGCCACCCGCCGAGCGACTCGCCACCCATGCCACCCAGTACAGCACCGACGGCGCCGCCTACTGCAGTACCTATGACCGGTACCACCGATCCAATGGCCGCTCCAGCAGCCGCGCCTGCGAGTGTTCCCGCAAGGCTGCCAGCTGCACCTCCGTACCCCTCTGCCTTCTCATCTTGAGAACAGGCCCAGGGGGAGCGCGCCAGCGCGGTCTTGAGAACTGGCATTCATCGCGACATCGATCGCAGCGGCACCGGCGTCCACCACATTCCCACCAGGCAGTCGCTTGGCAAGACGCGTAACGCCACGCACTGAGCGAGCCACCCTGCCCAACTCTTCAACCCCGGTCACCATCTTCGGCGCAGCAGCAGGAACAGCTGGCTTCACCGGTGGCGGCTTGGGTGCCTCAACTTTCACCCCGGGCCGGGCTGGGGGCGCTTGCCTTGCCTCTCGTCTGCGAGCCCGACGCCGGCTTCTACGACTCCCCCGGGCAGGTGCTGCGGGCGCGCTGTTTGTGACGCTACTGCCGATCCCGCTGAATGCATCGGTATTGACCACGAACACTCGCTGCGTGTCATCCCTGCCTGCTAGCGGGTCGTTCGCAGGCGCCGCATCCGCCGGCGTTGCACCAAACACCTTACCCAGCAGGTCAAGGCCGGTATCGACCACTTTGCTGCCCGTCTTAGGCAGCTCAATGGGCGTACGATCGCCACGCCCCGCCCGGCCCGCCATGCTCTCCAGGCCTCGACCTCGCGCGAGGTTCACCACACCACGCCCGATCTTGAACGCGCTGGACGCAGTCTTGAGTGCAAGGATGGCCGCCACGGTGCCAGTAATGCCCGCGACGACAGCCGGGAAGCTGTCAGACAGCGAGGTAATGCCACGGGCGACCGCTGTCAGGCCTTTCGCCGCCATATCAGTTGCCGGACGGATAGCGTCGCCAATGCTGCGCATTGCGTCGTCAGCCGCCTGGACCGTCTCGGCCCACTGCTGCGCCGAGGTTTCACGGCGCTCGGCCAGGTTTAGCGTCGCCAATGCTGCGCATTGCGTCGTCAGCCGCCTGGACCGTCTCGGCCCACTGCTGCGCCGAGGTTTCACGGCGCTCGGCCAGGTTTTTGTCGAGGATGCCCGAAGCCTTCTGCGAGTCGGCCTTGAGTTCCTCATACAAGCCCCTGTTCTGCCCATAGGCAGTGAGCGCCGCCTTGACCTGCATGTCGGCGAAGATATCGCCGGTGCGCAGTGTCTTCTCCAGGGCCTCCAGCGCCGCCCTGGCCTTCTCCGGGTCGGCCTCCTTGTCGATATTGGCCTTGGCCGCCTCGATCTGCTTGGCCTTCGCCGGATCGGTCGCCTCGACGTACTTCATGGCCAGGGCCATGGACGCCTCAATGACGTTCATGCCCTTCTGCAGGCCGGTGTTGAGCGAGCCCTGATAATCAATGCCAGCGTCCTTGTAGGCCTTGACCACGTCGCTGGAACCGATCTTCTCCATCCAGTTCTTGAAGTTGTTCGCCGCTTCGTCCGAACTGCCGGCAGTCTTCATCTGCACTTGCAACATGGAGCCCAACGAGGTCACCGCGTCGAGCCCGGTGATCCCGTTTTTCTCCATGCCGGCCAGCAGCTGCGGGAACCACTTGGCCATGTCACTGGCCTCGAAGCTACCCGCCTGGCCCTGGTAGGCGATCGCCTCCAGAGCCTGCTGCATGACCTTCGGGTCGCTGATCTTGGCGTTTTGCTGCAGCGCCTGGATCATCGACGCCGTGTCGACGCCCGAGGCGCCTTGACCAATGGCGAACTTGGCCGCGACCGGCGCATACGACAGCGCCTTGTCCAGCTCCATGCCGGCGCCGACCAGCTGGTTGACCAGGTCGGCCACGTCATTGCGCGCCATCCCGGTGTCGGCGGCCGTGTCGATCACCGTCCGGGTCAGCTGCTGCTCTTGCGGCTTGTTGACGATATCGGCCTTGATCGCAATGTCACGGATGATCGCCTGATAGTTCGCGCTGATCATCGTCGGCACGGCGGCGGCGCCTGTAGCGACCACAGCCTGGCCAATGTTCGACTTCAGCGAAGACTTGCCCGCCTGCAGCTGTTGGTGACCCTTTAGCTGCAGGTCGGCGGCTTTGGCCTCACGCCCCAGGCGCTGATACTCACGACTGAGGCGGCCAACCTCGACACCTTGCTTGCGCAATGTATCCAGATTGCTGTCCAGCTTACGTTGGAGTTTGTCGGCACCGGCAGCACCGCTGTCATGTGCACGCTTCCACTCATCGCGTAGCTTGATGGTTTCGCCAATGGTGCTTTTCAGCACCTTGGCCTTGTTGCCTTTGGCTTCCAGCTTCTGGATGCCGTTCTCGACCGTCTTGAATGCAGCGCCTACCGATGAGGCGACGGCACCCCCGATCACCAGCGATAACGCTAGCCTGCTTGCCATCGGTGCCCCCTATGCAAGCTCAATCCGTAAGCCACCAAACCATGTCCGCGTAGGACATGGNCCCCGATCACCAGCGATAACGCTAGCCTGCTTGCCATCGGTGCCCCCTATGCAAGCTCAATCCGTAAGCCACCAAACCATGTCCGCGTAGGACATGGTCAGGATCTCTGCGGCGGAGAAATTCAACTCGGCCGCAAGTCGCTTGGCAGCCTGCTTCTGCGTGGCCGGATTAAAGCTCGTCGTCTCGCACCAAAAAGTTGTACCCAGTGGCCAGGCGGTTGTAATCCTTGTACTTGAGACCCTCGAGGTCTTTGACGTGAACCTCGGCCAGGGAGGCGAACAGGTTCAGCTCGCGCTGTTCGTCGTCGCCGTCGGAGGTCTTGGTGGAGTTGCGGATATCGCGCACTGTCGGCGCGCGCAGGGTGATGGTGTCCTGCTGGACCCCGTTGAGCTCGGCCGGGCTGGTCAGCGTTACGGTGACGCGGTCAGCATCGAGCTTGATGAACTTCGGCAGTGGCTTGGCCATGGTCGGGTTTCCTTGAATCGAAAAGGGAGATGAAAGGATTGGAAGGGGTTACAGGCCGAGGTCGCGGCGCTGACTGGCCAATTGGTCGACGCCATTGATGACGCGCTTCATGCCGATCGGATCAATCTCGTAGATGGTTTCGCCGCCGACTTCCAGCTTGTAGTAAGTCGTGGCAACGCTGTGCTTAAGCTCAGCCTTGTCGCCGGCCTTCCAGTCGCCCATGTCGATCTCTTTCAGGGTGCCGCGCAGGGTGACGATCACCGCCTTGGTTTCGCCCTTCTGGCCCTTGTAGGAGCCCCGGAACGTGCCGTTAAAGGCGTTACCGTCGGCCAGGCCGAAGAACTTCAGCGACTCTTTGCGCACGCCGGTGGTGGTGAAGTTGGACTCCATCTTCTCCATACCCATGTCCAGCTCGATTGCCATGTCCATGCCGCCGGCGCGGTGTTCCTCGGTTTTGAGGGTGAGCTTGGGCAGGGTCAGGCTGGGTACATCGCCCTGGAAGCTGACGCCGTCCACGAACAGGTTCAGGTTGGCCAGGGTTTCGGGAATCATTGCCATGTGATGCGCTCCTTACGCGACTTGATCGAGGACTTCGGTCAGCCACTGATTGGTGACTTCGATGCGGAAATTCGGGTTTTCTGCCGGCGGAACGTCGGTGAAGCGGATGTTCCAATACACCTTGCCCTGCTCCAGCTGGCTGGCCGTGTTCAGCACCGGGTCGGCGTAGACCTCGAAGTTGATAATTGCGCCCTGGGCTTTCAGGTCGCGCATGAAGGCCTGCAGGCCCTCGGTTACGTCGCGGATGTAGGTCGAGGTAATGCCACGGTCGACCGCCCACTTGTGGCCGTACAGGATCGCGTCCATGACCATGTCCATGGTCCGCACGCGGGTGACAAAGGCCCATTTCGGATCGCTCGACAGCGTGCGGTTGCCCCACAAGCGGAAACCGTCGTCGCGGATGATGGTCGCGATATTGGCGTTGTTGAGCAGGTTGGCCCGGCACGTTTCGTCGCCATCCAGGTACTCGATAGCGCGGGTGGTGCCGGTGATGCCGACAAACTCCTTGTTCGATGGCGACGACCAGAAGCCGTATTCGCTGTCGGTGTAGGCAAACACGCCTGCAGCCCAGGCCGAGGCCGGCGCGTCGACGGTCCCGTTGCTGGTGGTGTCCCACAGCTGTACGCCGGGGTCGACCATGTACAGGCGCTTGGAGCCGAACGACTTGGCGTAGGTGGTGGCCGCCTCGTCAGTGGTGCCGGGGCCGTCGATGATGGCGACCGCGCGCAGTTTTTCCGCAATCGACTGCATGGCGGTGGCTACCGCCTGGGTCGCACTGTGCTTCGGCGCGACGATCAAGCGCGGCTGCGCGTTGAAACGGCTCTTACCGTCCAGCAGCGCCTGCAGGCCGGTACGCTTGCCGCTGGCCAGCACACCGCCAATGATCCCGGAAGTCTGCGCCGCCGGGTCAACGACCTTGGCAACGCCGGTGGCGACGATCACCGCCTTGGAGCGTGCAAAGATGGCCTGGGAAGCCTTGGTGATGGCGGCAGTGGCACCGAATGCCGCGACGGCCTCTCGCTCGTTGGTGAGCAGCACCAGGTCGCCAGCTTTGGCCGTGGCGCCAGCGCCCTCGGTGAAGGTGTCGACCAGGCCGATAATCGAGGAGGACGGCAGCGAGACATTGCGCGCGCCGGTGTCGACGTTCGTTACGGTAACGCCGTGGAAGAATCCAGCCATTTGAGACTCCAGAAAGCACAGGGCCGCGTCATGCGCGGCCCGAGGGGTGGGAAAAGGAAAACGGTCAGGGCTGCAGGATCTGCAGCACTTGGACCAGCAGCGCCACGACCAGGCAGGCCACCAGCGGACAGAAGAAGTCGAGACGACCGTCTACGGTCCATCGCCAGATGCGCAGACCGTCGTACCAGCGCAGGTTGGCCAGGTGCACCGACTCGACGTGCGCCAGGTTGCGCTCGCCCTGCGTGTACTCGCGGCCGGCGAAAAAGAAGATGCCGGCAGCGGCGCCGGCCCAATGGCTAGCGGGTATGCCAAGCCAGGCCAGGACGCCCCACAGGGCGCCCATGATCAGCAGCGCCGCCAGCACGTGCTCGAGGTGGGTTCGATTCATGCATGCCCTCCAGGCACAAAAAAAGCCGCTTAGCGGCCCTTGGGGTTTACGGGGTGACAGATCGGGTTAGGCGGCGTTGCCGACGCCCTGAATACGCGCCTTGATGGCGGCAATCGCCACGTCTGCCAGGGCCTCGGCCTGCTCGTGACTGGTGGCCTTGAGCACGTCCTGCTTGCCTTTCAGGCGCGCCGCGCGGATGGCGTAAATCGCAGATTCCCAGGCGCGGGACTCATGCAGAATGCTCTCGGTCGCCGCCTGCGCGTCGAGGCCCGCCGCATCCATCCAGGCCTGTACAGTTCCCGGCACCTCGCCGGCATAGCCTGCCGCCGCGAAGCTCTCGGCCTCATCCGCCGTCATCCGATACTCCACAGCCCGCAGCGGATCACCCAGGACCGAGCTACGCGCCTGATCGGCCGCCTGATCGACCTGCAGGGCCGCCGCCAGCAGCGCGGCGTCCAGGGGCAGGCTGTCGAAGCTGAAACCGGCGTAAGTGCGACCGCCAAATTCGATGTTCAGGTTTTGAGTTTGCATATGCGCCCCTTAGAGAACGGTCTGGTTGGTCATGATGTTGGAGATATCTTTTGGCGAAGTGCCGGCGGGAATCCCGTTGATGTAACGTCCGCCGAACGACGCAGGGAACGAGGTCCCGAGCACCTCGAAGACAACGGCGCTGTTCGGTGCGCCGACAATGAACGCCGTCCCATCTGGGGCAGACGTGAACTCACACGACGACACTTTCACCGCCAGGAGCACCGAGCCCCCGTTAGAAGTACTCTTGAAGAAGGCATTCACGAAACCGGTCGGCGCCGGCACGAGGCCGGCCGGGCTCGGCAGATCGACCGTGACATCGCTGAGCAGCACCTGGGCGCCGTTCGCCAGAACGATGCCGGACAAGTAGTGCGCCGAGCCGTCAGTGATCATGTAATACGCCGGGGAAATCTTTCGCTTCACCCCCGTGGTGTCGCTGAAGATCGAAAGCACACGAGAGTCAACGGTGATGTTGACCCCCATCCGGTAATCGCCTTGCAGTCGAACGATGCAAAGGCCACCAACCGGGGTGTTGGATAGCGCCTTGTCGATGGTCTTCAAAGGCCGCGCAGCCTGCCCGTCAGCGGTGTCATCGCCGGTCAGCTGGTTGACGTAAAAGATTTTCCGGCCTTCGGGAATGGCTGCAATCGCAGCCGCGACCGACGAATCAATGCCGGCCTTCTTACCGTTGAAATAGTCGATCAGCTTGGTGGTTTGCGTGACCAGGTTGGCTACATCAGATTCGAGACTCATACGTCTTATGCTCCAAAGGTGTTTTGAATTACTAGGGTTTGCAGGGCGATGATCGCCGCCGCATTACAGACTGCAGCAACCAGCAGGTCCTCGCGGTCAGCGACTTGGCGCCGCTCGGCAGCCAGCAGGCGCTGCGAATGGTTGTCGAGCACCGCGCCGGCTCTGCGTGAACTGCCCGCCAGTTCGTCGAGTTGATCCTGCCGCTGCAGGCCGCACAGCTGCTCGGCAATGATTGCCGAGGCATTACCGACAGCCGCACTGGCGAGGCCATTGCGGTCAGCTTCCTGGCGCGCCTCGACCTCCGACATGCGCAGCAGCAAGCGGGCAATCTGCTCCCCTGCCACGCGCTGCCACTGGTCTTGTTGGTCCAGCTGATCCTGCTGCAGCAGGCCGCGCATCTGCTCGGCAATCAATGCTTGTGCCTGCGCAGCCAGCGGACCGGCCAAGCTCAGACTCAGCCCGGCCTCGTTGCTGATGATCGTCACGCTGTCCGCCGGCAGGGCTGCCAGCGACAGGTCGTAGGCCAGCAGCAAGTCGGTGTCCGCCGACTTGTAGGCCAGCGGCGTGGATGAATCGGACCACACCGCCAACAGGGTGCCGTCGCTCAGCAGAAAGCCGATTTCCCGCACCCAAAAAGCGCGGTCGCCATCGGCCAGGGCGGTCAGGTGTAGCAAGGTGCTGCTCAGGCGCTCGCCGCCGGCAATCGGGTACTTGGCCGTTTGCGCAACCAGGCTTTTCTGGTCGGCGGACGGCGTGTAGCCCGAGGTGCCCAGGGCGATGTGGGTGATCTGTGCCGCGATGCCGGTGTTATCGGCCCGCAGGATCGCCGCCAGCCCCGCCTTGGTGATCACGGGTTGTAACGGGGTACTCATAGAACAGCCTCCATCGTGCAGCGCACGACGACTAGGGCACGGGTCGCACTGGCGACCACAAAGCCCGATTCAGCGTTGATCGGAACGCCCAAGGCCTCGACAGTCAGCCGAGACACGCCGAGCGACCGGGTGGCATTGGCGAACTGCAGCCCCTGCACCGCCACGTCGATCTGCACCGCCTGGGCATTCATGCTCAGGCGCTGCAGGCCGCGCCCTCGGGCAGCGTTGGCAAACAACAGACCACCGTCAAAGCGCGCTCCCAGGCGAAATTCGTAGTGGCTGCGCTCGTTCTTTGCCGCGTCGACCAAGGCGCGCAAACGCGCGCCCAGCTGCGGCGAGATAATCGAGCCCTCCCCCTCGCGGTTCTCGTTCGCCCAGGCCGTGACCTGGAACGTGTACGGGGCCGCGTTGGGGATCTGGTGCCATTCCTTGAAGTCCGCATTGACCCGCACCGCCTTGAGTACCCGCCGGATCGCGCCGACGGTGCCCTTGGTCTTGTGAACAGGAATCGCCTCGCGGACCAGCTCACGGCGCTGGGCGTTGGTGTTGGCCGCCTCCCAGCCCTCAACCTTCCAGGCCCAACCGAGCCACGGCAGGAAGTCGGGCGGGCAGCGCGTCGAGTCGGCAATACCCCGGATGATTTCCGGGTCAATGCCCTGCTCGCTGGCCGCCTCCAGCGAGCGCTCCAGGAGGGTGGCGTTATGCGGCAACAGGCTCACGTCGCCACCTTCGTGGTCAGCGCGATTGACGTGCAGTTGGGGTAATGCCGCTTGTCACACACGATGCCTGCAGCCGGGTGCACCAAGTCGACCTGGCTAATGCCCGTTACGTGTAACGCCGCGTAGATCGCTGACAGCGGCAGCTGCCCCTCCAGGCGCCGCGCCTCGGCAATGGCCGCATCCAGGCCTTTCCGGGCTGTCGTCTTGACGACCGCCGGATCTGGCCCAGCCTCAACGTGCAGGACCGCCTGCACCTCGAAGTCGCTCGGGGTCCCCACCTGCACGCGCGGGCGGTCAGTGACCGGCCGCACGCTCTCGGCCGACAGTGCCGCCTGCACGGTGGAAACCAGCTGCGCCGGCAGGGTGCTGCTGGCCTGCCTCGGCAGGACAGCCAGCGACACGTCGCCGGGTAGCGGGTTGACCAGGCCGGCGTCATAGTCACAGATCACCACAATGGCCCCGGCCGGCAGCAGCGCTTTAACCGCGGCGTCGAGCGCCACCCCGGAAAACCGGGGCGAATCGACCGACACGTTGACCAGTTCGGCCGACGCGCTTAGGGCGTGATACTCATACGCGCCACGGCTGCCAGCGACGGACAGCGCCTCAAGCGAGAGCCGTGTGCGGTAGCGCAGCGCCTCGTCGTCTTCCATGATGGCATCCACTGGCGGCACCGCGTCAGGATCGGCCGGCCTGATTACCAGCGGCTCAACGCCGTAGTCAGCCGCACGATTAACTAGATCCGCGCCAGTGGCATAAGCCAGCAAGCTGGCCTTGGCCGCCGCATTAACCCGTGCGCGCATCAGCAGCTCGCGGTAGGCCATGACCTCCATCAGCTTGACGACCGGGTCGGACTCCAACAGCGCCGTCCACTGGTCGCCCATGTGGTTGCGAAAGATGCCTAGCACCTCCTGATACAGCGTTTCAAAGTCCAGGGTTTCCACTACATCGGGCGGGGGCAGCAAAGACAGGTCAATCATGCACTCACCTCCACGACGGTCGAATTGCCCAGGTACCGGCCTGTCAGCTCCAGACCTATCTGACCATCGAGCACGGAAACCACCTTGACGCGCTCCAGCTGCACGCGCGGCTCCCAGCGGCCCAAGGCGCGGGCCACCTCGGCCTGCACGGCGCTTTTCCAGCCTTCATTAACCGGCAGGTCGACAAAGCGGCGCAGGTTACTGCCGTAGTCCGGCCGCATGCGCCGGGAGCCCAATGGGGTGGTCAGAATGTCCTCAATCGACTGTTTCAGGTGATTGAGGCCGGTAAGCGGCTGGCCGGTTCGCCGGTCCAGGCCGATCATGGTCAGCCGTCCAAGCGCTGCAGGTCGGCATGGCCGCCCAGGAACGCCAGCGCCTCGGCGTCGTCGGCCGGGACGGTCACGCGGCCGGCCTGCACCTTGAACTCGCGCAGGTCGTCGCCTGCCTGCAAGAACAGCGAGCGTGAGGTGTAGGCGCCGTCGGCGAAGGCCACGCCGGCCGACGCGACGGGTTCAACAGCGGAGGCGGCCGCGTCCGTAGCTGCGTCATCCGCAGCTGTTCTCTTGACTGCCATAAGGCTCTCCAGAAAAGACAAAACCCGCAAAAGCGGGCCTCTATGGATTGAGTTTCAGGATCAGCGATGGCCGGCAAAGGCCTGCTCAACCGCCGATTTGATTGCACTTGCCAGCGCCTCCGGATCGAGGTTTCCCGACACGTTGATGGTGATGGCCGGGGCTCGGGTCGGGCGCGGCGTAGGGATGTAGCGCCCAGACATAAGCGCCATGGCCAGGCCTTGAGCGATTTCTTCCGGGTCGTTCTCACCCGCCAGCAGCCGACGCCAGTAGCTCAGCATGCGGAAGTGATCCGCAAAGCCGGTGATGCCGTAGCCAACCATTTTTTCGACCATGTGACGGTCGGTCCCATTAATCGGGGCCTGCGGGTCCTGTTCAGCCATATCAACCTCAGTGCTTGTGGTTCGGCGTGTTGCCGGTGGTGTCGATGATTTTCCCGAGGCCGAGAATGTCGCCCGATACGCGTAACGGCCCATCGATCTGCACGGTGCCCTGCAGGGTGATCAAGGTCGCCTTGGCCGTGATGCTCTCGGCTTCGGCACTGATCGCGGTGGACTTAGCGTTGATCGCGTCGTCGGTCAATACCGCCTTGCTACTGCCGACCTCGATATTGATCGTGCCGGTAGGCAGCTTGATGGTGTAGCTATTGTCCGCCCAGTCGTAGATCAGGGAGCCGCCATCATCGAAACGCCACACCTCGACATGGTCGCGGTTGTCCGGGCGCTCGCCGGCGTTGCCGTAAAGGCCGGGAATGAAAGTGCCCTGAGCGGGGTCGCCGCTAGGACTGATCAGCGCGCCCTGCTCCCCCAGGCTTGGTGCTCGCCAGTGTCGCGCCTTACCGGCAGCCAGCGAATGCCAACGCACCCAGGCGCTGCTCCAGCCGGTACCGTCCGACATACGCAGCTTGCCAGCATCCAAGTCGACCGCCACGACATAACCCTTGATCACGACACCGGCCAGCATCCGGTCGTGCTCGGCGCTCACGTAACTCACCCCAGGGCCTCCGGTGATTGGTAGTGATGCTCGTTGCCTGGGCCACTGTCAGGATCGAAGGCGACCACTAGCGGCCCGGGCTCACGGGGCCACGGCCACTCTTCCTCTCCCAGATAGATCACCTGGGTCCACTCAACCACCCAGACAGCGTAACTATCCAGCTCGGGCCGGCTCCAGTCCCGCTCTGCCCTTACGAACTGGGCAAACTCAACGGCTAAGCCCCAGGACTGTATCCGTAGCAGTACCGCCAGCTGTGCCGCAGCGAAAGCGGCCACATGCAGGCAGTTGGGCACCTCTACGCCAACAATCACACGCGCCTCGAAGCGAGCATCGACGGCAGTTTCACCTGTACCAGGATCCTTGTCCGCACTCTCAAGGCCAGCCAACTCCAGCACTACCGCTGGCATCGGCACGACCTTGATCCCGTCCGGCATGGTGCCGACATAGGCGAGCCCGGGGATGGCAGCACTGATGTGTTGTTCAATCGCCGCGTAGATCCCAGCGAGAGGTATTGGGTCATCAACCATTACCTGTTCTCCGCAAATACTTCTGCAGTTCAAAGTTCAGCTCTTGCTCCAGGACCACCTTCAACCGATCGTGAGCCCGTTTAGTCCAGGCTTCGAAGTGAGGTCGAACGTCATCGAGCGAGATTTTTGCCTTCGCCAGTGGGAAGCGACTGTCGTTCTCTGAAACCCAGCCGGACCGGCGACCACCACCGCCAGAGACTTCACTATCCGGGTAGTCGGCAGCATCGAATTGCTTGCTAGCAGTGCGAATCCAGATATCCGGCTTGCCGCCGTATACCTGCCGATAGAACGCCCCCTGGTACCGGCGCCCAGCCACCGAAACACCGGTTCGGGTTTGCCGAGGACGACCAGCGCGACTGGCTTCGATTGGACGGATACCGAACCACAGCTTGCCTTGCCCGTTGCTGCCCATCGGGAAGGCCTTGAGCCGCTGCCTCACCGCAGCGATGGCGATTTGCTCTTGCCGCCCCACCTCACGCGCAACCTGCCCGCGAAGCCAACGAAGTGTCTTGTTAATCGCTCGCCGCTGAGCTGCAGCCATGGCCTTGGGTACCAGCTTGGCAAAGTCCTCGAAGCCTTTGACGTCTTGCGGGCTCATCTGCAGGGTTAACAACCCCGCACTGGCTGACACCTTGTGATAGCTGCCGACACTCATGGTGTTCTCCTCAGAACGAGCGTTACCAGGCCATCGCCGCCTGGCTCTACGCGCGTGATGATGTAATTGCCACCACCATCCTCTGGCGGCAGATCGACCACCACACTCTGCCGCGTATCGACCCCTGCGTTGTCACCAACGCGGATGACCAGGTGCGGCTCACGCAGGCCGGTATTGATCTGGCCGAGCTTGGGCTGCAGCCACGGCGCCGAGAACATCCCGAGAACCTCGCGACCTTTGATATGCGCAAGATCGCCGAGGACATCGAACACCACCTCGTCCAGATCATCGATCAGGTCGCGGAAGGCCATGATCAGGCGGTCAGGCGGATGACTGCACGGGGACGCGTGCAGATGTGCAACGGGTTGGACTGAGCTTCACCCGCAACACCCTTACCGAAGGGCATTTCCTCCAGCTTGCTGTAATACGGCAGACCTTCGGTGTTGACGGTTTCCATGTAGTCTGCCGGCGCGTAAACCGACAGGAACAGTTCAGAAACCCCCTCAGGCACCAAGCGCGCTTCATCGTCAGGGACGAATGGAACACCCGCGACCTTGCCCCGGTAACGCTCCCAGCTAATACCACCAAACTCGAACGTTTCACGCCCGTCGCCACGAAGCGCTGCGGCCTGCTGGCTACCCTTGTAGGTATCGACAACCGATGAGTGGGCGATGAGTTTCTTCCAGAAGGTCTTGCCGCAGAAAGCGCGGGCGCCGGTGGTGGTCACGTTGCCGAGAGCATCTTCTTGCATGTCCAAGGCGTCCATGCACTGCACCTGAATGTTGGCGTTCGGGTCATTCAGTCCCATCGACTGCTTCTGCTGCGACACCCCGAAAACCTTGTAGATGTCCAGCAGCACTGAAGAGCCGTCTGCGTCGAGCACCTTGCCGTTGATGGCCCCCATCCGATGAAACTCGTGAGTGGCATCCAGTTGGCGTTTCGCCTTGGCCAGACGCTTGTTGACCACATCCTGTACGGCCTGCAGCTCCGTCAGCGTGCCGAACGCGCGAATACCCTGGATCTCGTCCGCCTTGATCGCAAAGCGCTGCGGCAGGTGAACGGTATTGAACGGGATCAGCGTGCGCTTGCTACCACCCACCACCAGGCCAGAGGTGCCGCGCTCCCCCGCCGGCACCAGAGCGAGCGTGTCACCGTCTTTCTCGATCTGCACGGTAAGGGTGGCGACACCCTCCTCCTGGAACAGGCCAAGAGCCGCAAGGCGCCCTGGTACGTACTCCTGCTCGTTGATAGCAGCGGTCAAGGCTGCAACGCCGAAAGCGTCGTCTTGGAAAATGGCAATCTCAGCCATGAGGTACTCCAGAAAGTAAGAACCCCGCTCAGGGCGGGGTTGGGGTGAAAGAGAGTCGGGTCAGCGCAGGATGATGAAATGCGCTGCTAATGCCTGTTCCGCATCAGCGTCGATGCCGGTCAGCAGGGCCTCACTGACCTCGGCCAGCCGCACCACCGCGCGGCCACGCCGAACGGTTTCGGACTCGCCGAGGGAGGCATAGAGAATGCACACGGCTTTTTCGCTGCCGTCTTCTGCAGCGGGGTCGTAGGCAGTGAATTCGCCACTGGCCGTTACCAGACCAAGCACTTGGCCAGCGACCAGACCAGGACCAGCAGCGACGTTGATGGCTTCGCGGGAGATCTTTCCTGCTCCCTCGGAAAGCAGGAACTCACCGGCGTGCACCGGCTCCTGGCGGATGTTACTCATGGTCGTGCTCCTTTATTGGCGGCCTGCCGGCGGGCAGCCCAGATGCTGGATGGATTGGGTAACTGCGCCTTGACCTTCTCTGGCTCGTCATCGGCCGGCGGCAGGCTGTTGTCGATCTCAAAACCCTTGCCGGAGCTGACCAGCTTCTCGAACAGCCGCGCCCGCACCGCATCAGGCTCCAGGCCGGCCTGCACAAATTCAACGGTTAGCTCTGGCAGCCGAGCGGCTACGCAGAGATCACGGACACCCTTCGCACGCGTCAAGGCAGCCTGCACAGTGGCCTTGTCGGCCAGTTTGGTGGAGGCAATCAACGGCTCGACCAGATTACTGATTCCCGCCTTGGCGCAGTCCTGGGCGATCATCAAAGCCAGCGCAGTAGAGTCGCCTGGGTCAGCGGCTGGCAGCTCCGGCGGTGTTGCCGGCTGACCACCCGTTGCCTCCGGCTGGTCGGCCAACTGATCCAGCAGCGCCTTGGGTGTCTGACGGTAGCGCTGCATCGCCGCGCCCTGGCCAAGGCACGCCTTGACCTCGACGCCGTTACCCACGTCGTCAGCCAGGCCCAGCGCGAGGGCTTCCTGGGCAGTCAACCAGGTTTCATCATTGACCATACGGCGCAGCTCGGCATCGTCGATGTCCGGTGCCTTGGCTTTGTAAGCCGCGATGATTGCCTCGAAGGTCTGGTCAAGGACGTCAGCCACCCGGCGCAGGTCCTCGGCATCACCGCTGGTCCAGGTCCACGGGTTGTGCACCATCAGCATCGCATTGGAAGCCATCACCAGGCGGTGGGCGCCGCACGCTGCGACGCTCCCTGCGCTGGCCGCCAGAGCATCAACACGGGCGGTACAGCGCTCACCCAGCCGATTCAGCGCGTTGTGAATGGCCAGGCCGTCGAACAGATCGCCGCCGATGGTGTTGAACGCCACCACCACCGGGGAAACACCGTCATCGATCGCTTTCAGGTCCTGAATGAACTCGTTCGCGGTGATGCCCCAGCCCCCGATCTCACCGTAGATGTAGATCTCGATGGGAGCGGCATCGACCTTGGCATCGCCCTGCCCCTCACTTGCCGCGCTGATCTTGTACCAGTGCTGGTCTTCAACCTGCTGCACCGAGGGCGCCTTGTTAAAGATGCGAAACGGCATCAGCTTTTTCATTTCTTCCCCTTGTCGCCGGACTCATCAGGGTCGTCCTCGATGGCCGGCAAGCTGCTGTAGTTGAGGCCCAGAGCCTTTGCCCGGGCGATATCGGCGGCGTTCTCTTCGTCGACCACCTCCGCGTCCGTACCGTTTCGCAGGCACACCTCGCTTCGCGAGGCGAAGCCCGCGGCGATCTCCATGCTGCGCGACTGGACATCCTGCACCGGGTGGATGTAGGCCCAGCCCTGAGGTACCCAACGGGTACGCTGGTTGGCATTATCTGGCTGATCACCCTGGCCATCCTGCCTTTCCTATTTGCGAAAGCCCGCCAGCGCGCCTTCAGCAAAGGCTTGGACGCAGGCAAACAGAGCCTGAAGGCTGATCTGAAACTGCGGATCAAAGGCCTTCAGGACGACTTAAATGAAGCCCGTGTTCAAGCCGAAGCAGACCAGCGTAAGCACCACACGGCTATCGCACACCTCAAAGACAGCATCCGCGAGCTGGAGGCCCGGATCATGTCCTACACCGGGTTAGCGGTTACCAGGGCAGATTACGAGTTGCTGATCAACGCCATCGAAACCCTGAGCCTGACCGAGCGGACGCTTGCCGCAATGAAGGCGACGCAGCAGGCATCACGCGCAGCGCGGAATGCCGCGGGACTGGGAGATCTGGCTAAACGCATTCACACCCAACTGCGCGAAACCCCAGCCAGTGCAGCAAGCGCGGAGGTGGCGGCATGACGAACCAATGCCCACGCAGCTGCCTTGTTCACGGCCCATCTGGTTGCGGAAAAACAACTTACGCCAAGGCCATCGCCAAAGCACTCGGCCTGCGCGATGTACTTGATAACTGGACACCAGGTAAGCCCGCCCCGCTGCTCAATACATTGGTCCTGAGCAGTGAGTGCGACCCGACCTGGCACTTCAAAGGCCGAGCAATGACCTTCAACCAGGCGATGCAGCTGGTTGGACGACAGGAGGCCGGACTGTGAGCCTACGTAAACACGTACTTAAGCACTTCCACATGTGCTGCGGCCTGGGCGGCGGCGCGAAGGGCTTCAATCGCTCCAAGCCTATCGTGGGCAACCTCCAGGCAGACTGGCAGTGCATTGGCGGGGTCGACGTCGATCCCGCCGGACTGGCCGACTTCGAGCGCCTCTCAGGCGTCAAAGGCACGCTGATTGATCTGTTCACCCGTGACCAGTACATCCGCTTTCACGGCAAAGAGCCGCCGCCTGGGTGGCGCGAGGCCACGCCGGAGGACATTCGCAAGGCGGCTGGCGGCCAGCGACCGGACGCCGTGTTCATCAGCTCTCCGTGCAAAGGTGCGAGCGGGCTGCTGTCGGAAACAATGAGCCAAACCCCGCGCTACCAGGCTCTCAACGAGCTGACCCTACGCTGCATCTGGCTGTTCTGTGAGGCATGGGCTGACGACCCGGTTCCGCTGCTGGTGTTCGAGAACGTTCCTCGCCTCGCCAGCCGTGGGCGACACTTGCTTGACCAGATCAACAGCCTGCTCTCCAGCTTTGGCTACGCCGTTGCCGAAACCACCCACGACTGCGGGCGCATCGGCAATCTTGCGCAGAGCCGAAAACGCTTCCTGCTGGTTGGGCGGCATGTCGAAAAAGTACCGCCGTTCCTGTACGAGCCTGAGCAGAAGTCACTTCGCGCGGTTGGCGACATTCTCGGCCGCATGCCACTGGCCGGCGACATCGAAGCAGCTGGCCCGATGCACCGGGTTCCATCGCTGCAGTGGAAAACGTGGGTACGCCTTGCCCTTGTCGAGGCCGGTAAGGACTGGCGCAGCCTGAACGATTTGGCGATCGAGGAAGGCTATCTGCGCGACCTAATCATCGTTCCGCAGTTCCGCGACGGGTTCCTGGGCGTGCATGACTGGCAAGAAGCAGCTGGCACAGTCGCTGCGCGCAGCGGCCCCACCAATGGCAAGTTCTCGGTAGCAGATCCGCGCGCCAAGGCCGGGGCTCTGCAGTATCAGCAGTACGGCGTACGCCGCTGGGGAGATTCCAGTGGAGCCGTCATCGGCGTTAAGAGCCCCGGGCAGGGAACGTTCAGCGTTGCCGATCCACGTCGAGCGGGCGCCGGATTCGGCAAGTACCAGGTTACGCCGTACAACAGCCCAGCTGGAACCGTCATCGCCGGCAGCACTACCGGCCAGGGCGCCTTTGCGGTGCAAGACCCACGCCCCGGCATGCGCCGCACCAAAGGTGACGCTTACCTCACCGGCGGGCACTACGGCGTTGTGCCGTGGGACGGGCCGGCCGGCGCAGTGTCCGCCAGTGCCATGCACGACAACGGCCGCTGGAGCGTGGCCGACCCGCGCCTGCCCGACGCCAATGACCGCCTGGCATGCGTGATCGAATCGTTGGACGGAACATGGCATCGCCCCTTCACCACCTTCGAGCTGGCGGCCATACAGAGCCTGGTCGAACCGGAGGAGCAGCTTGAGTTGGACGGCCTGAGCGACCAAGCGTGGCGCGAGCGCATCGGTAACGCCGTCCCACCAGCTGCGGCAGAGGCAGTTGCCGACGTCATGGGCACGACCCTTCTGCTGGTTGCCCAGGGCGAAACCTTTGTGCTGAGCAGCATGCCAATTTGGGTACGCCCGGTTGCCGTCGGCCTGAGCGTGGCTCAACGGGAGGCCGCATGAGCGCACACGACCGAAACAAATCTGACGTTGAGCAGCACGCCGCCGCTTGGCTCGGCCAGGCCGGGCTGTACCGCACTCGGTTTGACGCAGTGCGCAACTGCGAGCAGTCCGTCACACCGGTTTCCGCCGCCGAACTGTTCGAGCTGGCCAGCAAACAGGTTCTCAGCCAGCTCAACGAGGGATGCCAACGTGGGTAAATCAACACGCACCTGGCAACTGATCAGCCTCGCGCTCGCCGTGGCGCTAATCGCCGCACTGGCGGAACGGGATCGCCGCAGCACTGCCATCCACCCCGCGAAAGGCACGCTAACAACTGCGAACAGCGCCACAAACCCTGAGCAGCTGACTTTTAGCCCGAACGCTCGCCGACCACATGAGAGGTATTCGCTGTGATCGACACATCGACCTACACCCCGACCACTCGCGCCCGCAAGGGCATGCAACCGATGTTTCGCCCAGCCATGTCGTTCATCTGCGATATATGCGGCAAAGCTCGCGTAAAGGGCGATCACGACCAGTGCTCCAAGATCCGTCAGGCAGCGGGATTCACCATCATGCGAGGTCGCAAATCATGAGTATCGATCCACGAGACCTATTCGTCAGCCTCAATCCACTCGGTCTGGACGAGCGCGACCTAGAGAAGGACAGCACCGGCTTCGCCGACATGCGCACGCATGGCGATTACCTGGTGTTCCTGGCCGGCTACAAAGCAGGCTCGGTGGACGGCGAAGAACGCGAGAGCCAGCGCCACCGCCCGATAAACGCCGAGGGCTGCAAGCCCGAGAGCAGCACCCATCCCTCCGACACGCACTGCGCCGGAGCAATGCCCTGCCGCAGCCTCGACAAAGCGGAGGGCTGCAGGCCCGACCTCATCAACTCTCCCCACCAAGGCGTTGCTGCCTTGCGTGAAGACATTCAGCGAGGCAACCGCATCCAGATCGCAATGGCCCTCGACCTATCTGCCATCGCAGAAGCCCTGGGGATCACACCTGGTGAGCAACAAGGCGGGGCTGTCGAATCGATCGCAGCGATTAAGAAACTGCAGGTGAGGTTGGCCGAGCTGGAGCAGCGCCATGACTGATGCGAGAACGCGGCCGCGATTGCCTCCCATAGCCTCGACCTTCCGGCGATGTGCGACATCTGCGGCAAAGCACGCTCAACCCGAAACCATGCCCGCTGCAGCCAAATCCGGCAACAGCAGAAAAGCGTGGAGTGGGAATCGTATATGGCCAATGTGGCCGCAAAAAAACTCCAGCAGGTCAAGCGCCTGCGCCCTATTCGGTAAGTTGGAGAATACATTTATGGCCAAGCCGCAGATTAAACCGATCCATGAAGCTGCTAACAAAAGCGAAGCGGTACAACTTCTGATAACACCGTCCACTTGGATACGAAAAGAACTTCTCTTCCCCATTTTCGGACTGAGCACCGAAGCCGTTCGCAAGTATCGTGATCGTGGGATCTGGCTGGAGGAGAAACAATGGCGGACTGATCCAGCCAACGTCATTGTTTACAACCGCGTTGAAATCGAAAACTGGATGGCCGGCCGTCCATGAGTGCGAAGCTTCCACTAGGTGTCGATGCCTTGCCGAAAGGTGTCGACATCAATGGCAACCTTCTGCGGATCGCCTTCATGTTTGAAGGCGAACGCCGCCGGGAGCCACTGCGAAACGTCGCCAAGATCAATAAAGCCGCCATCGCCTATGCGGACAACAAACGCAGGACGATACTTGCCGAAATTAAGGAAAATCGCTTCGACTATGCGGCGCATTTTCCTGAGTCGGCCTGGTTACGAGCACGACAGCAAAAGCAGAACGAGCCCAACCAACGTACAGTGAATGAAGGAATCGTGCGCTGGCTGGAAGTTATGAAAGTAAAAAAAGCACTTAGCACCTTCATCAATTACAAAAGCAAGTCTGCACATGTCAAGAGAAAATTTGGTGACAGAATTATCGCCACCATTCCAAAAAGTGAGCTTGAACTATTCCAAGCTGAGTTGCTTAGATCTGGGCTAAAACCCAAAACAGTAAATGACATTTTCACTGTCGTCCGTGGTGTTTGGGGTGATGCGTTCAGCGACGAAATAATCAAGACAAACCCATTGGAGCGCATTGAAAATATTCAAAGCGATTCAAATAGCGAGTTTGCCGACCCCTTTACTCGGAGCGAAATCGATCGCATCGCTAAAGCCGATGCCGACCGCGAAGCTGACACCCGGATGATCGTATTCAACTGCTGGACTGGGCTTTCACTCTCAGAGTTAATCGCTGTAGCACGAGAAGATGTGGACCTAGTCGCCGGCACTGTCACAGTGCGACGAGCACTGGTTTCAGGCGAGTTCAAGGTTCCAAAGGAACGGTCACGTATCCGCACCGTTGAGCTGATTACCCCGGCCTTAGCATTAATGAATCAAATCATGGCAGACACCTCAGATGCAGAGCCGATGCAAATCACTGTCGTGCAACGCGACAACATCACTAAGAAACACGAGCGAGTTCGCTTCCTATTTCGCAGCTCAACCAGCGGTCTTCTGTGGAGCGGCAAAACCCTGAGCAACTGGTTTACCAGTCACTTAGAACGAGCAGGTATCCGCCACCGAGGCGCCAACCAGGCGCGCCATACCTTCGCGAGCCAGGCACTTTCGAGCTATGTCCCGATAGAGTGGGTTGCTCGCCAACTCGGCCACAGTGACACGACCATGGTACGTAAACACTACGGTCGCTGGATAGCGACTGACGCCAAAAGCATGGCTGAGATGGTTTCCACAATGATGGGTTTCGACTGCCTACCCTCTTGAACGGAACAAGTCTGTTATCTAAGCTGGAACCGCCAACACGATCAGCACATCATTTGAGGGAACAGTGGTTGAAAACACCAAAAATATTCATTTCGTATAGCTGGTCCAGCCCCACACACGAACGGTGGGTGCTTGATTTAGGCGAAAGCCTAATGGAATCGGGAATAGAAGTCATACTGGACAAGTGGGACCTAAGGCCGGGACAGGACGCTGTTGCCTTTATGGAATCCATGGTAACCGACTCAACTATCGATAAAGTTCTACTGATCTGCGACAAGGTATATTCAGAAAAAGCTGATGGTCGCCAAGGTGGAGTGGGCACAGAAACACAAATTATCTCAAAGAAAGTTTACGAACAGGTCAACCAAGAAAGATTTATCGCTGTAATTGCAGAAAAAGATGATGAAGGGCGCGCTTACACTCCGACATTTTACCACTCACGCCTATATATCGACCTCAGCGATCCGGAAGCATATAGCAACGGATTCGACGAACTAATTCGATGCATCTACAACCAGCCACAACACACCAAGCCGAAGCTAGGCAAGAAACCGGAATTCCTGACGAACGAAGTTATTATAAGTCTCGGAACGTCAAGTTTAGCAAAGAGAGCAACAACCTCAATTCGTGAAGGAAAGGGCAATGCGACTGCTACTTTTAACGAATACTTATCACTATACAGTGAAAATTTAGAGAGAATCAGAATAGAGCGAAAGCCGGACATACCGTTCGACGAGCAGGTAGTAAATAACATAAAAGAGTTTGCGACCTCACGCAATGAACTCTTACAAGTCATAACGCATGCCATCCGCTATTTCGACGAGGAGCAGTGCGCCGACCAACTGCATCAATTTCTTGAGTCCTTGCTCAAGTATCACGAACCACCAGAAGACGGAAGAAACAGGCAGCAGTCAGATTCTGACAACTATAGATTCATCATCCAAGAGATATTTATATACACGATTGGATTATGCATAAAAAACAATAAATATCTAGCTGCATCGATCTTACTGGACAAGCACTACTACATACAGTCGAGATCATCATACTTAGCAGGTTACGACTGTTTTTATGACAACTCTGGAATTATCGAGAATCTAAATAAACGAAAAGAGATGAGGAGATCGTCACTTAGTGCAGATATCACTAAGGAGATGAATAACACTAGTGGCTTAGACTTCTCTAGCTTGATGCAGACAGATTTTCTTCTATTTCTCAGAAGCCAGATACATGCAGGATTCTGGTGGCCCAAAACGCTCGTTTATTTGGGGCATTACCCAGGGCCATTTGAAATGTTTGCCCGCTCTGCCTCTTCAGCATATTTTGTGAGGTTAAAAGCAATTCTCAATATCAAAGGAAAAGCTGAGCTAGAGGCGTTCGCCGCAACGGCCAATCAAAATGGAAATCGGTATTACGGTTTTAGCGGGTTTGGCATGGACTGGAAACGCTTGATGAACCTAGACGAACTGGAAACCCTTCCGTAG